TTAATAAAAAAAGGCAGATAGGTTAAACCCCCACCTACCTTTCTTTTAGTTATACTTATTTATTTATTATGCTAGAGTTAATAAAGCTAGGTCTGAACCAATACCATATTGTACTCCTGACGTAAATCTCATAACAACTCTTACGTTTTGAGAGCCGTCTAAGTCAGCCATATCTAAAATCTTAACTTCGTTGTGGTCAGACATTAATCCTGTACCAAAGAATAAGTTAGATTTTTGTCCTGCAACGATGTGGTCAGAAGGCATACCTGGTGCTAAAACAACTTCAATACCGTCAAACGATAATGCGTTACCTTGATTGTACCATTGGTTACCTCTGCTTTCATAACCTGCAGCACCAACGCCATTAGCAGCATATCCTCCTAAGTGTCTGATATATGATTGCCAAGCAGCAGTTGGAACATAAATTTTTAAATCTTCTTTACCATAAACTTTAGAAGGAAGTGCATCTACAACATTTCCTAATAGTGTTACGATGTTTGAGCTTGAGAAAGAAGTTTCAGAACCATTAGAAGCATCATTAACATCTGAATCAGCAGCCATTAATACTGTGAATCCGTCAAATTCTCCTGCGTTTCCGTTTACACCTCCCCAGATGTTTTGCTCATTCTTTTCTGCTACTAAACCTGCAACGTGGCCGATTAAGAAATCAGAAAATTTAGGTGGCATATTTGAATATGCGCTATATCCCATTTGGATAGCTTCCCAATCAGAAACGAAATCTTTTTTACAAAGTTCTAAGTTTACTTGAAACTCCTCTGGTTGTAAAACTCTCTCAGTTAATGTAACTGTAGCTGTGTCTGTAAAATCACAAGTAGCATCTTTGATTACGTTTGCATCAGTTGCCACCTTTTTAATTACATCTTTGTACTTTACATTTGGCTTAATCTCAATTAAACCTTTTTCTAATGTAGGTGAAGATAAAAGGGCAGCAGAAATATACTTCCCTGAAAATTCGCCTGCATATGTACTTGTTATACTTACTGTAGTCGCCATAATTATTTATTTATTTTTATTAAAAGTTTGCTATTTTATTTAATACTCGGTCTCTTGTAGTCATTGTTCTATTTTGTGCATACAAGTAACCTTCTTTTTTTGTTTCTCCTTCAGGATTGTGCTTAATAGGTTCTGCAGCAGGTTGAGATAATTCTTCTTTTACTGCTTCTTCTATTTTTTCTTGCTCTGATAACATTGTAGTCATAGCAAGTCCGATTTCTTCTGCTGTCTCTTGGTCTTTTAATTCAAGTTTAGCTTTTAAATCTTCAATGATTGCTTTTAGTTCAGATACTTCGTCTTTAGATGCGTAAACTTCTTCGCTTAATTCTTCTTCTTCCATTTCTTCTTCTTTTTCAGATTTAGCTTCTTCTTCTTCAGCTTCTTCTTCCATTTCTTTAATCTCAGAAATTACACCTTCTGCAACGACTAATACTTTACCATCTTCCATTTCGTATTCTCCGTTTGGAACTGGCACTTTTTCATCTTCTGTAACTATAAAAACTTCATTATCTTTTTCAAACGCTTCTGCTTCTAAAACAGTTCCGTTTTCTAATTTCATTTGCTCTAGTTTAACTTCTTCTTGAAGCTCAACACCTAACAAATCTTTGACTTTGTTTAACATTTCTGTAGCTTTCATATATATATATCGTTAAGGGTTAATTATTTTGCATTTTTAAGTTGTTCTATATATTGAACCTATGCCCTGCGCTCTTAATGAGCCATCACAACATTCAATACTATATGTATTCGTATCCCAACATAAACAAGCTCGTCTACCTCCTTTAGGACTTGTATAGCTAGGTATATAATTTTCTCTTGATGTATTTGTTTTCCAATTCATTATTTAATAGGTATACAGTTAGGCACTAATCTTCCGTTTTTTCTTTTCATTCCGTATTGCTCGTACCCTGCTTGACAAGGTGCTTTCAATTCGTGATATTCACAAGGCATATACCAAGTTTGGCCTTCAAACTCGTGTTCGTGTACACCCTCGCATCCTAAATCTGCAGATATTTCTTCTGCTCTTTCTCTAGTAGAATAAGCCAATCTATCATCTATAATTGCAAAATCATCATTTACTTTTATAGAAGCTAATTCTATTTCTCCTAGTTCTTTTAGTTTTGATGCGCTCCAACGTAAACCTGCTTTGCCACCCCATAATAAATATGAGATAGTTCCACACGCTTGATTATCGCCTTCATTATAATATTCTTCTGCTCTTGATAAATAAGAGTACATTCTTTTAATTGTTTCTTTGCTTATAGGTTTTCCTTGTGCTAATTGTTGCGCTCTAATCTTACCGACATCTGTTGCGCATTTATTATTGACTTTCTTGTTTAAATCAATACCTCTCTTTGCATTATTCTTAACTCCGCTAGGATAATCACTATAAGATTCCATTATCATTTTCTTACCACTCTTATATCTTTTGTCATTTCTTATAATACCTTTTACTTCTGATAATAATTCTTCTGCCTCTGCTTCTACGTCTGCAAAGTCATTTATTTGCTCTTTAGGTCTTTCCATTTTATCTGCAAAGTAACCTTCTATACTACATACTCATTCCATATATCATCATTGTTTACTTTTACAGAACCCATCCAAGTACCTACTGGTAAGTCCATACCATACTTTCTTGACTTATCGTGTACTTCATCTTCTATCAACCAAGATTCTACTAAAGACAATCCTTGTAAAGAGTGTTGATGCTCTAAAGTTGAATTATTTTGATTGCCTTTTTGTAAATAAAGTTGGGAGGCTTTTAAGACCGTGTCTTTTGAGAAGTATATATAATATTCATCTTCTCCATTTCTTCGATATATCGGTTTGTTAGGTATTAATAAAGCTCCCATAAGAATACGTTTCTCTTTATTAACTTCTGCTAGTTTTATTTCTTGTTGATTTTTAAGAGCTACAAAATCTTCTTCTATTGCAGGATTTTCAACTATACTAATCGCTTCTATTCCTGATATTTCTTGCTCCTCGTCTAAAATTAATTCGACTATTCTCATAATTATATATCGTTTTTTATGTTATATTTTGTATTTATCCTATTGCTGCACCTTTAATTATATTTCTATCTAATTCTTGTGCAGTAGATACATCTCCACTTACTACAAATGCTTTCATAGGTTGTTGTTGTTGCTGACCAATAGCTGTAGCTAATTGATTTACGCCTGATGCTCCTACAACATTAAATGCAGGAGGTGCTGACGGTGTAGGTATTGCTGTACCTGCTCCTCCTCCTCCTTTAGCAAATGAAGGAGGGTTAGGGTCTTGACTAGATGTTATAGACCTTACGTTAGCTATACCTGCTGCTGTGACTGCTGCTGCTGCTATAAAGTTAAATGGAGGCGGACTTGCTGATAATGCTTTATTCGCACCTGCAAATGTATCTCTAATTGCTTGTACAACTGCAATAGCTTTTCCAAACTTTGTATTTTGTCCTACTATACTTGCTAAATTACCTAATACATTAGTTATAGCTTGTTGTTTTTGTTGTGCTAATTTAATTTCATCTTCTGTATTTTTCTTTGTCGCTGCTGTTTGTGCGTCTGCAAGTTCTTTGCTTAATTTTTTTTCTTTATTACCTATTTCTTGTACAAAAGCTAATCTTTCGTTTTCTGCGTCTGCATAGGCTTGAGTACCTTCAATATAGCTATCTCTTTTCGCTTCTAGCCTCTCTAACTCTTGTTGTTTTTCTGTTTCTAAATTTTCTTGTTGTTTTTGTATTCTTAATACATCGTTTTCAATTTGCTCCGCATTGAAATCTCTTTCTACTTTCGCTCTTTCAGTTGCAGCATCAGTATTAGATTGCTCTAATTCAAGTTTTTCTCTTAATAAAGCGTTCCTATTAGCATCTTGTTCTGACATAAATCCAGTAATCTGTGCTTCTATAGCTGCTTTTTCATTCTTT